AGCTACATTGTTTTGTGTCTGTGGAGAAACTGTAAAATCTGCTCCTGGTATTTTATATCCCATAATTATTATATTTTAACTAGTCCAATTTTCCCCGCAGCGTTTGTACCAATGTCCACTCCTCCGGTTATACCTGCCGTTGCTAATCCACCTGCTATACTACCTATACCTGTAAATATTCCAGACGTGGCCGCGTCTCTTTGAGATCTATAAGCAGCTTCTCTTTGTGCAGCACCTGTTTCTTTAGATATTTGATAAGAAATATCAGAGTTTTGTCTATCTTCTCTAGCTTGAAATTCAAATATTTTTCCTTGAGCATCAGCCTGTTGTACTCTTTGACCTTCTGTTATAGCAATACCTTGTAATCTTTGTTGTTCTGTTACTTGGGCTTGTATTAAGTTTTGTTCACCCTGTGCTCTTAATCTTTCGTTTTGAGCTTCTTGTTGTTCTATGCTTGCACTTACACCTTTCTTACTAGATAGTGCGGCTTGAGCTAAAGCAGTGGCACCACCGGCACTTGCACCTGTAGCACGCAACATATCTAAGGTATTAGCTAAAGATATATCTGCTTCTTCAGCCTGTATTTCAGCGGCTTGAGTAGCAACACCTAAACTTTCAAAAGGATTACTCATCATACCCGATAAGTCTTCTGCCATACTAGACAAATCAGTTACACCTGAATAAGGATTAATAATAGTTTGTCTTGCATTTCTTAATTCTTCTACTTTTATTGCAGCTGCATTTTTTGCGTCTCGAGCATTACGCATAGCTTTATGCGCTTGTCCACTTTGGACTGCTCCACCTATTGCTGTTGCTCCTACCGCAACGGCTGCTGTTACTACCGCCATATACTTTAATTTTAAATTATAACTTTTATCATTTCGTGTGATGGTGTTTTATCTATACTCCATCCGATTTTTTCATGTATTTTTAATAAGCTATTGCTCCTACTTATTGACATCATGTATTTACTACCAGCATCTTTAACCATTTGTTCTGCTGTAAGTATTAACATTTCTATAGCTTGTTTACGTATTTTTTTATCTGCATTAGGATTTGATATGATCCAGTCAAGCCATACTAGTTTTGAATTACTCCAGTATAAAAATCCAGCTACTATATTTTCACCTTTATTTTCTACCATTATTCCACCTATTCCATTGTCAGGTAGCATATCTTTTGCCATTACGGGCCAACCCCATGCTTTCCACCAGTCTGATAATATTTCATAATCAGAACCGGTTAATGTTCTTGTATTCATTTAATTTAATTTAATATGATGACTCTACGTAGTCAGATGAAACAGCAAACAACTCCATAGGATTAACCCTAGATGTTGTGTCTGATTCTATTGTAACAGTTGCATAGTAACCTTTAACACCAGTCATTGATGCGCCAAAGATAACTTCACCTGCTGTTGCAGAGCTTGAGTTAACTAAGTTAGCAAAATATTTACCTTCTTTTTTTACAAAGCCTACGTGGAATATTGGTTGTACTACCGCCGCGGTACCTGTGTTAGGTGGTGTAGCAGAATCGTAAGCCCCGTCGTTGTAACTTAATACTGGTTTACATGAATCAACTAGCTCAAAAGATCTTGCTGCTTCAAACTTACTAACTTCCCAACCATTTCCACCTTCATAGTTAACTGTTTTAAATACCTTAGACAAGCTTACACTAGGATTAAATACAAACTTTATAGAAGAGTCATACGCTGTATTATAAAACGTATTTCTATTTTGTGTTATATCATAATGTTTAAACAAACCGCCGTTTTTAAAACTATAATAATTACTTTGTAAACTCAGGGTTTGATCAGGTACGTATGAAAAGAAACTAGTCCAACCTAAAACTCTTTCATCAAAAGCTAACGTAGCTGTAGTTGGTGAAGGGTTTACTTGACCATCCGGTGCTTTAGGACTTTGTTGTAAAGATAACACATATTGTTTATTATAAACATCATAAGCTCCAATAGCTTTACCAGCTCCGTATATAGATGTGTTTAAAGAACCAAACTGATCTCTAAAGTAATCTATCATACCATAATTAGATATTTCAGTTATACCATCTTTAGATAATCTTAAAACAGCATTTCTATTTTTATCAGTAAAGTATTTTCTGTAACCGTATACTGCAAAGCTTTCTGGATTATTACTAATACCATATTCACCTGCAAAAGGTATTATATCACCTATAACCATATTAGAAGCTGTTAAACTTCCACCGCCCTCAGCATTGTATATAACATCTTTATCTATAGGTGCTCTACTAACTTTATCTTGTTGAAACATAATTAACGCTGTATCTTCAGCGTATAATTTTTGAATAGAACCATTTATAGGATCTGCTGATTTAGTAATGTCTGTACCAACAGAAAATACATTAGAATCGTTTACACCTGTTCTTGAATTAAAAATTCCAGAGTAAATCATAGAATTAAATCTAACAGAAGAATTAGGTTCATCTTCTACTAAATAAGCTTTAACACCATAATCTACATTAGTGTTATTATATCCACCTCTTATTCTAGCTTCTTCTATAGCCCAACTGTTAGCGTTGTCTACATTATTAAATACAGGGTAGGTACCTGCAACTCCGGTAGGTATACCAAAAGAACCATTCCACCCCGGCGCGCTTGTAGCGTTGTTATAGGTCTTTTTCAATAGAAAAGAATTAAAGTATTTTACTTCTATAATAGCTCCCATATTATTATCACTTATTTATTTTTTTTATTACTAGTAGACTACTGGTGTAGACGCACTAGTTCTTTGTGCTGATGAATTAAATGTTGCAGTGTATGATCCGTTTTTAGTATACTCCCAGTTTACATTTGGTCTAAAGAAAGTATAAGTTCCTTGAGTTAACGTAGCGGGAGTTGTTAAAGCTAAATCAGTATATAATTGCGTTACATATTTAGTTACATGTTCTTTAGCATAATAAGTACTACCATTTACCGTGTATTGATATTGTTGAGGTGTACTTACACCACCCGCATAATTATAATCACCCATTGTAAAGCCTTGAGATACTTGTGTGTTTTTCTGTACTGTACAGTCTGCGTAATTACAAGCTTGACCATTTAAAGCACCCATTGTTATTCTGTATTCACCTGGTATATCAAAAGCAAATACTCTTTTAACACCTGACGATCCACCTGTTGTACCAGATAAAGTCATTTCATTATTGTTACCACTAGTGGCAATCATCCCTCCTTCACCAGTCGGAACATTTGAAGCGGCACCATTAAACGCTGCTTTAGTATTAGTTGTTGTTCCATCTATATCAACAGCCACTGACCAAGTCGCTGCGGAATTTACTCTATATTCTACCACCGCTGAAACAGGATTAAAAGTTTGCGATGTAGTTGATGGTGTTGTTGCTGGTGCATCAGCAAAAAATTGTACATAAAAAGCACCTTCACCTGCACCTAAACCAGCTGATATTTTATTTCTTAAAAACTGGTAATTACCATTATCCCCTGGGTTAGTACATTTAAGTGAGGAATTGCTTGTTGCTGGGCTTACTAATGATGTTCCATATATATATTGATTACCAATAGAGCCTATATCTTGATCTAAGTTAGTATAATTGTTTGCAAAATAATATCTAATTCCATCACCATCGTTTAACGGCGCAATGTTAGGTATTTTAAATCTACTAGGAACCTCTGGTTGACCTATCGTAATAGTTAAAACACAATTAGCTGATGATAATCCACCTGCGTCTGTTACTTTAACAGTAACTATATAAGTACCTGCACCTGTAGCCGCGGTAATAACACCTTGGTTGTTAGTGGTTGTTATGGTAAATATGTTAACTGAAGACGAGTTTTGTGTTTGAGAAACAATAGACCAGGTTAAATCGTCAGTATCTCTGTTTGTATCTGCTGATCCATTTTTACCAGTTAAAGTTACTATAGTAGGTAAGTTAGACGTTGTTACTGCAATAGTTCTAGGACATGCACCATCTATTGTTGGCGCTATGTTTTGTAACTGACCAGTTTTAACAGGTGGTGTTGTTCGGGTTCCACCAGTATCATATGTAAAGCTAAACGTATAGTTTTCAACAACAGTAGCATCAGCACCATAGTAAAAAGTATCGCTAGTTTTTAATGTATAAGCGTAAGGTGATTGAGCGGTTCCAGATCCAGACTCAATCAAAGTAAATCTACTTGTTACATTTGTTCCTGGATTGTTAACAACAGACCAGTCTCCATTAGCAGGATTTACATCTATTCTTGCATCATTTATTCTTGCTCCAACAATATCTTCACCATAAAAAGGACCAGCCACTGTTGTACCACTTACTTCACCTTCATTTAATGAAAAAGTAAAAGCGTTTGTAGTTTGTGCGCCACCTGTATCTGTAGCTACCGCTGTGTTTAGATCTGATATTAAACCTGTAGTAGAAGTTTCCCAATATATATCTAACCTAGAAACTTCAGGTTCTGTTTCAAAAATAGCTAAATTATCTAAAGTATCATATGGACTAGTGGTATCAGCCAACACACCAAATGATTCTGTTGTAATAACTTGACCTATTAAAGGGTTAGACTTTGCGTTATAAAATCCATTTAGTTTTACTGAAGGAGCTATAGTTACAGTAGGTAACTCATCAAACAACCCTCTCATATCTTGTATAATACTAACTGTGTCTGAAAATCTTTCAGGATAAAATTGTTTATTACCACTTGTGCTAGTTGTTATAGAATCGTTTTCAACTCTACCAAACAACTGAACAGAACTTCTAAACTGAGTTTGCTGTGGACCAACCTCGTTAAGATCTCTAGGTACTTTATTTATGTTATCATTTATTAAAACAATATTAGATAAATCACCTCCTACATTTGTAGCATCTGGATTACCTTTCATAACACCTGGTAGGTATACGTTATAATATTCTTGTTCTTGTTGTTTAACAACTATTTTATATGAGTACCATCCTAAAGGGTTATAGTTTGCGCTTGTTTTATCAGAATTATATAAACCTGGTGTACCTAATTGTCTACTTACTAAAGCTGGTGAATTACTACTAATTGTTTCGTTAAATAAAACTTTTAAAGATTCACCTGGCCAATCCGGTGCAACAGTATCAGTTGTTTTACGATAAGGACTATAAACAGTATCAGCACCAAACCCATTTATAAGTTGTGTCGCTTGATTGTTAGAAAGTATTGTAGTTGATTGTCTACCAAATTTATCAGACAACACTACACCTACTTGATAATTTCTGTTTTGTTTAACAGTATGGTTAGGGTATTCGCTTGTAGAGTAGTTACTAGAACTAACATTGTTAGCGAATTTATCTGAAATACCTACTTGATAATCTAATGACGCGGGAGGCGTATGTTTGTTTTGAAAGTTTCCATAAACTACTCTATTGCTTATTAATTCTTGAGCTTTAGCTCTTACAGGAACCCTGTCATAAACTCTAATTAATTCACTTTCAGGTAAAGTTTTATAAGGTTTTGTAGATTCGTAAGTGTAAATAAATACATTATCTGTTGGATCAGAGTTCCAAGGTGTTGCGTTTTCTACTTTAATAGTGTCAACAACCCTTATGGCTTGGCCATCAGATTCTTTATATAAAATATCTATTTCAGTAATTTTTATAGGGGAAGTTGTTGTGTTTTGTAATACAGATCTTGTAGCAGGAAGAGGAATAAGTAAATCTATTTTGGTTACTTTGTTTTCCATGAAATCTACCACTGTACTTTCATAAGTAAGCTTTTCATCATCACCTTTAAAATAACCATCTTGTTTAGGTATAAACATTGATTGAGTAAATGGTGCAAATATAGAATATTCACCATCATCAAATCTAAATCTATAACTAAATCTTATAAATTTATCTTCTAAAAACTGTGGATCACCTCCGTAGTTTTGATCATAATAAGGGTTATTTGTAGTGCCATCAGGTAATTTTGCTGAAGTAACATCATACATTGTGGTTTCTAAACCTTTAAAACTTAAAGTAACAGCATTTGATAGTGTATTGGCTTTGTTTGTTTCTATAGATGTTTGACTGTTTACTTTGGTAACTATAGTACCACTTTTTACATTAGTACCCGTAACACCTAACCCAACAGTTATTGGTCCTGTAACTTGAGTTGGTGTATTTAAAGTAAGAGCTTTTGAATTTGTAACACCTCCATTTAAACCAGCCGTAGCAACTATTGCAGCAGCTTGTATACTAGCGTTTAAAACCTCTATACACTCATAAGGATTATACTTAGACACTGAAATAGAATCTTCATCAGTGTAGTAAGTTGGCGCTAAATAAGTGTTTGATGGATTGTTCGCTGGGTTTGCTAAATTAACATTTATTTTTCTAGGTTGGTTTCTATTATCTGTCCAGAACAAAAGACCCTCTATAATGTTAACACCTATAATAGGATTTGTTTGAGAAAAATTTAAAAAAGCACCTTCAACTAAAACTTTATAATTATCACCGCCATTAATGTTGTAAGCTAGAATATAATTTTTAGCACTTGGACTATAAATTATTCTATCTTCTGCTTGAACATCAAAGTAATCAGTCCAAAAACTATATATTGTTGTATTGTTTTCATCAACAAATTGACCTATACATTTTATATTTGGTGCTCCTACAAGTGTAGAAAAACTAACTTGATTGCTAGAAAACAATATTTCTTTATTACCTAATACATTTTCTAATGCTCCTACGTCTGAACTTTCTGATCTACTTATCTGAACGTTTTGTGCATCGCGATATTCTCCAGATGGTATTAACCTATCATCTAGGTCTTTATTCATCTTGGACTTTATAAAAGCATTTTTAACTTCAGCCATGTATTATTATTTTATCCATTTAGATTTACCTCTCATAACTTGAACTATTTCATCTAGTTTGATATTAGATAATCTTATCTTTGCATTTCTTAATTTAGCACTTTTTTCTCTACGTAATCTTTGAACTACATATTCTGGTTGATTTATTCTTGTGGATATTACAGCATGAATAATGTAAGAATACATAGCTTCTTCTGCTAGCTTAGGAACTTTAGTATCTAGGTCTGACGCTAATCCATCAGAAACATATTCAAGTATTATAAGTTTATTAGCTAAATCAGATGAAAAAGAAATTTTACCTTCTCTTTCGTTTAAATTAAACCAACCGTTTACTTGATGATACTGAGGATCAATGCCATATTGTTGGCCTAATCTTCCTCCCCAAAATCCAAACATATCAGCATTGTAAGCCCACATATCATTTGTAAAATCATTTGAATTGAAAAATCCATTGATCCAATTTGTATTAGCTGTGTGCCATCTATCTTGAGTTTTAGATTCAGTTTCTATATCGTTACCATAACTATCTTGAGTAGGTATACCAGCGGAGTCTTGTGCCTGTGTATAGTAAGGACTCATTGTCAAATTGTTAGCAGGATAGATAGGATGTAAAACACCTAGTCTATCAACCCAAGAGCATTTAACGTAGTTAACATAATCCTGAGGTAATACTAAAGTCAAGCTTGAAGGTATAGATAATTCTGCAGATTTAATACTTTTTAAAGTATCATAACTAAATTCTTGCATTGCTCTTTTAGCATGAAATATTACATCTGTTCTTTTTACACTAGGAATTAATTTTCCTGCTCCAACATATGCAACTAAAAAATTATTAATTACATCATTAAGTTTAGTGTATTGATAGCTTCCATAGTTATTTTCTGTGGCTTGGCCATATGCTTTTTCAGCTTCTGTAGAGGCGTATTTACCACCAGTTAATATATTTAATTGTACAACTATATATTGATTAGCACCTGGTGCAGCCGTAAGAGTAACTGTTTTACCGTTTGTAACTGTAAAAGCTGTAACCCATTCAGACCATGTTCCCGGTATTGCGGTAGGGCTAGTATATATTTTAAAATTATTTAGACCATAATCCACACCAGTAGGATTCCAATCGCCTAAATAAAGATCTGTATCAAAAGTTGTAGTAAAAGATTGACCAGTATTATTACCAGCATCACCTCTAAACCCTTGTGATCCTTGAAAATACTGTTGTGCATTTTCAGTTATTAATCCGTCGCTTGGTGGTTGTATAGCCATATTGTATTAACTTTTTTGATTTATTTCTGTAGCTTGTTCTTCTGCAGCAGCTACTTGTATAAGCTGAGGATCTTTTATAACAACACCAGCATATAATAATATTTTAATTATTAAAGCAGTTTGTTCAGATTCTGATAGCTCAAAATTTTGGGATGTAGCTGGGTCATAAATATATTGACCTACTTGACCTAAAGAATAACCCCAAACAACATTTCTAGGTTTTCTTACAAAATCTACAGTTATATCTCCAGCGCTTACTATAGTGCTAGGGCTAATGTAAAGTTTATTGTTTTCGTAAAGATAATTAGGAAAGCTATTAGTAGCTTTAGTGAGGGGAGATTTTTGTATTTGATAATAATCACTTCTTTGTAACCTTTGTATTTCTGTAGGAATACCTAAGTAATTATAAGTTATAGTTCCTAGTCTATAAAAAGAAACTGTTGTTGAAGGAAATGGAGGGTTTGTAGGTTCAACACCTGAATATAAAATTGTGTTACCATAACTATCTATAGCTGGTAAATTCCAAAAGGGATTTGTTGGTGTAGTAGTGTTGTCATAAGTAGCATTACCAAAAGTTTTAAATATAGCTATTCTTTCATCTATATTTTCTATCCTATCTGAATAATCTACATCGGCTTGTGGCACACGCAACTGTTGATTAAGATCTTCAAAATATTGTTCAAAAATCTCTAATTGTGACTGAGTACTTATTTTATTAAACTCGTCAGGAGTAATGTATCCTCGTTGTTCTTTGTTTAGTATTGTTAATACAGTACTATAAACCTGATTTACGTTTATTGCCATGTTAATTTTATTATGTTAATAATTAGGTGGCCACGTGAGTAACCACCTATTATTATAATTACCTGTTATTTAAATTTTTTCTCGATAGACTTGTATATTTGTACACCTTCGTCTGTCTTTAAAAAAGCAGCAAATGCTGAATAAGGATTTTCATCAAATGGTATTGTCATTAATTTTTTGCTATTAGAAGCCCACATAAAGTATCTTTGATCGTCTGATAACTTTATAATGTTTGCTTCAGTAGCTCTAATACCAAAATTTCTTAAGACTACATTTTCATCGTTAGCTAATTCTATAAATAGCGCAGGATTCTTTTTAGCAAATAAAAGTAAATCTCTTTTTATTTCTTTTGAACTTAAGTTATTTACTTCAGATCCACACTCTACTCTTAACACAGCTTCAGCGTGTTCTATATCCATTGATTTAGCAGCGTTTAACGCATCTATTTCAAAATTTAATTCATCTAATTCACTTACCGCAACTTTTTGAGGTTCTAACTCTCTGTATCTATGTGTCTTTAATGGATGATAAATAGATAGTAGTTTTTGTAAAGCTTGTTGTTCTTTCTTTACACTTAAAACACCATCTTTAAATGTTATATGACCCATAGTAGCTTCTCCTATTTGTTCATCTACAAATACAGAAGCTTGATTAGTTGCATACCTTAATTCTCTTTGAGCCCCTGTTTCTTCGTCAAACCATAGTAAAGGATGTTTCTTGGTATGTTTACTAGGTATTGTAAAAGTTAACGGAGAGCTTTGTCCTGTTAGATAGTAGTTTCTATCTTTTATTTCCCAACCTTGCGGTTGAGTTGTTTTTTGTTTTGACATAATATAATATAATTAAAAAGTTTAAAAAAAATAAGTACCCCCGCCATTTGACGGGGATAATTATTATAGTTGGATTATTTTATAATCCTTTGAATAATACGAAATTATTCGCAGCTTGAGTAACTAAACATCTTTCAGATAAGAAGTTAACTTCCATAGCATCTAAAGATGAAGTGAAAGCACCACCTACTGAACCAGTTAACCACGACTTCATTCTTCTGTCGTCAGTCTGAGAAGCTCTATATCTTACGTGTAAGAAAGGTCTTCTAATGTTAGTTCCTAAAATTTGATCATATACAGTTGAAGTACCAGCTGGTATTAAAACTCCTTCGATTGAAGAAGGTCCAACTTGAGCACCTCTTGTAGAAGCATCATTTAAATATTTCCAGTCTGTTTTATAAAAGTCATAAGAACCTCTTCTAAATCCTGAGAAACCAAGATTTAAAGCCATTTCTTCTGAGTTTTCAAACAAACCAAAAGCAGTACCACCAGCAAAACCACCAGAGATAGATCCTAGCATATCGTCAAAATCAAGATTCGAAGATCTGTTTAAGAAAAGCATGTTTTCTTCAATAGCTCCTTGAGTATCTAAATTTTTAAGAATTGCATCGAATGCATCTAAACCAGAAGCAGCACTAAATCCTACTTGTACATTTCCTCTTGCTTGGATAGCAGCAAATAAACCTTGCGAACCAAGTGATTGAGCAGTTAATCCAGCAGGACCTCCAGCAGATAACTCAGCTTCTACCATAGACATTTCTAGGTAGTCTTCAAATCTAAGTCTAGTTTCAGACTCAGCTTTTAAGTACCATAAATATCCTCCAGTACCATCTTCAGTAGAAACTTCTACCCAACCGATCTGAGCTGTGTCAGAACCATTGATAGTATAAGTGCTTCTAAGGATAATAGGAGAGTTAGAAAATTGAGTAAAGCTAGGAGTAACTGTTACTTGTGGATTGTTAACAGCAGCGTAAGTGTTTACACCTACAACACCGTTAGCAGTTGATGTTCCTTTTTGGAACTCAGAACCGTAAACAAAGATTTTTTTAGCAGCACCATCAGCGATTCCAGCAGCAGCTAAGTTAGCAAAACCATAAGGTTCTACAGTTAGTCTTCCTGGGTTACCACCACCACCGGCAGCAGCTGTGTCAGATACTCTAACAAAACATTTTGCTTCGTTTCCGAAGTCATCCATTACAACAATTGTTGATCCTGGAGATATTACATTTAAAATAGGATTAGCAACATTTGCAGCAGTTACAGGAATAGTAATTGTTCCAGCAGCAGATGCAGACGTACAATTATTGTACGCAATGTGTAATCTATTTTGTTCAGACCAGATAACCTGATCAGATGTCATCGGCATTTCAGCACCGACCATACGTAGAAATCCTGATAACGTTCTGTTACCATATCTTTCCACTTCTTGTTCATATAATTCTGGTAGATATTGTTGAGCAAAATCATTCGCACCTCCGTCAAACTGTAAATAGTTTGCCGCAAGGATTTGTTGCGATTGACTTGGTACAATAGCACCAAATTGTGGGGTTAAAGCCATAATTTTAATTTTTAATTAGTTAGTTAAATTTTTTTGTTTTTATTTTTAATTTTGTTGAATCTAATCCACTAATCGATCTTACTTTTAATCCGTTTATGAAAACGTTACCATCGGCAACTTGCCTAGGTTTTTCACTTGTGATATTTTTAGAACTGTCAACTATAGTTTTTACACCATCAGCTTTACCTTGTTCATAAAAATGATTAGCAATCTTATCAGCATTCATAGCAGCATATAACGCTTTGTGATAACCATGCGTATCGGAGACAACACCTTTGTCATCAGTATATTTATTAATAAACTTACTAATATCAGTTTGTGTTTCACCAACTTGTTTAGGATTAGAAACTTTATATCTAAACTTTTTTTGCCCCACACTGAAATCAAACCCTTGAAATTCATCATTAAACAATTGATTAGTTTTAGTTTTAAAATCCTGATGGTTGTTTTCCATCGTCTCTTGTTGCTCATTATATCGGTTAAAAAAGTCCATAGCTTTCTTTTGCTCTTGCGATATACCAGGTCTCAACTTGATTTCCTGATAGTATTTATCTTTAAGAGTTTCAAGCTCGTTACGGGCTTTTGCAACTTCTTCTTTAAAAGCTAGCTTTTTCTTTCTTACATCTCTAGCTTCATCAACCTCTTCGTCGTAGTTAAAATTATCTTCCATTAAGAAAGAAATTTCTTCACTATTTAAATGAGGTTTTGTTTGTTTGTAGTATTCATTAAGTAAAGTTACATCATCTGTTTTACTATAATCATGATTTAATCTTACGTAATCTTCTACTGTACCACCAGTGTCTTCCATAAAAGTCACTAGTTTTTCTATATTTTCAGGTAAAGGTTTACCAAGTACTTGCTCGTCTCTTTTAGCTTCAGCAATATCTTGTTTAATTTCTTTAACCTCTTGTTCTTCAGTTATTTCTTGGATTTCAACGATAGAATCTTCTTCTTTGGGTTTTTGTACTTCCACATTTTCGCTGGACCGTACTTCTTCATCCACCTTTTGTATATCTCCGGTTCGTTGATCTTCAGGTAATTCTCCTGTTTTTTGCTCTGAAATGGCATCTTCTTTTGGTATTGTAACCTTTGTAACTTCTGGAACTATTTCTCCAGTAGCTTCTGGTTTCGTTAAATCGACTTTAATTGGATCATTGTTAATAGCACCCAATTTTTTAGGTGTTTTTTTCTTTGTTTTCAATTTAAAGTCACCTTCCTGTTTAACAGGTTCATCTGTTTTTGTTTGTGTTGACATAATATAATATTATAAAATTAGTAATTATTTAGGGCTAAAAGCTTCTAATCCAAAATCCCCTATGCTATCGTTGCTTGACTCAAAATTAATTGGTGGCCCGTCATTTTGTCTTTGTTGAATCATTTGACTTTGTTGACTACCTTCCAGTTTAATTCTTTTATCTTTTCTATCTTCTATTTCTGTTTCTTTTAAAGACTCAGTTTGTCTTTGTGCTCTAGCTAATTCAATATTGTAATTAAATTCTTCAGCCATAAGCATACGTTTTATTTCTGCTTCTGTCTGCATCCTTTGTATTTCAAACTGTGATTTAGCTTGTTCTATATTAACCTTTTGCTCTGTTAATACTTGTTGTTTCTGTACTTCTGCCATAGCAGTTTTTTCTGCTAATTGAGCATTGGCTTGAGCTTGAGCTTGTATATTTCTTTCTTGTACAGCTTGATCTCTCTCTTGCTTTAATCTACGCCTTTGTTTTAGCATTTGATTTGCAAGTTTTAAATTTTTAATTTGTCTTAAATCTATAGCGTCCTCTAGTTCTATACCACCGGCTTGCAAAGCCACTTGTATATTTTGTTCTAATTTTGCTTTTTCCTCTTCATCTGGTTCTAGCTCTAAGAAAATACCAAAATCATGTAAAGATAAGTTTCTAATTTCATTTAAGGTTTGTGTGTTATATACTGAAATACTTTCCATTAAAGCATTAGCAGTTAAAGGATTATTAAGAACGTCAGTTAGTTTTTTAGATATGTTTTCACATAATCTTAAACTCATAAATAAACTAGCGTTGTTAATATGTTTTGTTGCTATATTTGATTGTTGAGCAGCAATTTTTTGTAATCCAACTAACGTATCTTTATCTGGTAAACTACCATCTCTTGCTTCATTAAGCCCGGTTACATCTCTAATCATTTGTAAATAATAATTATAAGTAGATATTAAAGCACCTATTTTAGCTTGACCAGCTGATGATGTTAATTCTTGCACTGGAACTTTACCTCTATTTAATTCACCGTCTTGAGTTAAAGATCTACCCACAACAGAACCGGTTTGAAAATACATATTCAAAGCTTCTGCTGGATTGTAATTTGTTCCGTTACCTAAATCAACTTCAGCTAAACCATCCATGTCTAAAAATACACCATCTGGTACCATTCTTGAAAGTACTTGTTGTAGTTTTAAATGAGTTAACTGAATCATATCAGCAAAGCCCATTGTCTTAGTAACTAAAGATTCTATTCTACCTTTGTACATTCTAGGTGCACATATAGCGTAGTTCATTTCTACTTTAGTTGTATCAGACATAGGTCTAGTCATGTTTTCAGATAACTCCCACTTCAACATTACATCAGTACCTAAAACTTTAGCGCCTTCAAATAAAACCTCTATGCTTCTACTAACTCTAGAAAAAGAATCAGATTTTGGAGGATTAAATGTATCAGGTTTTTCTAATATCTTTTCTAATCCATTTTCTGTTTGTTTTAATTTAAATACTTGATCCATATAAGACTTGTATTCAAAAAACAATACTTGCACAGTGTTTTGATCGTAACCACCATAACCATATATATAGTTATTGTTGCTGTTATATTTTTGTAGTTTTTCTAATTCTTCGTTAGATATATGAGGAAAATGTTTTTTAACCTCAGGGATTGTCATTGCTTTGACTTCACCTACATAATATACGTCTTCAAAGTTTGGATCTTCTGTATATGAATAAATCATATATGCTGGATCAACGTAGTCAAGCGTTATACCATTAGAAGGATTAAAGCTTGTTTTAGCAGCAGCTATACCTAATGTAACTAAATCTAAATTAATTCTACGTTTTAATAATTCAAATTTATTTTGTGCTAATACTTGACTAATAGCTTCTTCTTCAGCAATTTCTATTGATTGTTTATAAGATAATTGCAAATGCAATTCCATTTCTTCAATAGTTTTAGGTAAATTTTCTTTTGGAATTTTTGTGTTAGATATATCTACACCAGTAGAAGCTTTAACTTGCTCTTGAATTTCATAAGCAAACATGTCTTTAGCAAGACCTTCTGCATATTTTGTTCTTTTCTTTATAGATTCTGGATCTTGAGCGTAAGCTTTTATATCATAATCTTTAGCTGATATACCATTTGTTAATATATCTACAAATTTTGATAATATTGGCACAGGTTTCCAGTCTAAATTTAAATAGCTTAAGTCACCGTTAATTGATAATTCATCTTTATATTTTTGTACAGGTTGTTCACCTCTTGCATATAATCTTCTATTATGAAAACTGTTAAAACTTGTTAAATATCTATTACCATTAGTTCTTCCTTGTGCAAACCACTCTGATTGTATAGCATCAGCAACCTGCTTTCCATACTCTAATGACATCTTTTCCTCGATAGGTACCACCTGTTCTGGAAACGTGCTATTACTATTATAGTTTATTTTCATTTATCGTATTATTTTTGAAATATCCCCTTTGTTGTTATATTTTTTTATACCTAAATCATAACTAACTAGTGTTTGTTTAGGTACAGGTCTATATTTATTT